AATATGAATGGAGCAAATAATAACAATAACGTAGCTGTGAATATAAACATGGCTACTGGGCAGGCTGAAACTACCGGCAACGACCAGCAATTAGCAGCATTTGGAAACTCGATAGTAGATATTGTTCAGAGAGAAATCGCTGACCAAACAAGACCTGGTGGATTATTAGCGCGATGACAAATATAGTAGATGATTCAGGCAACGCCTTTAGGGTTGACAAAAGTGCTACAGAGCAGAGCAAGCTTCGTATTCGTAAATTTTCTTTTGGAGACGGGTATGAGCAGAGAATACAAGACGGTATAAATAATTTAGAGCAAGAATTTTCTGTTTCCTTTGTAAACAGGCCAGAAGCTGAAATGAACAACCTCATTGACTTCTTAGAAACTAAAGGAGGTGTTACTACTTTTGCTTATTCTCCTCCTAACTATCCTTCTGGAACTGCTAATGAAATAACTTCTTCTACTAACAGGATTACTGGAGGAGGTGGTACTTTATCTGGAATAATTGATGATGGTTGGGTATTACTAACTGGGTCTAATTCAGATGGAGGATACTCTGTAGACAGCACAGGGACTAATACTTCTAGCGCTATACAAATCTATCAGCCAACATTGGGAGACGATACAGGATCCTTTACTGTTTACAAAGCATTGGGAGTAGTATGTGAGAATTGGACAATAAACATACCCCAAGTTGGTATAGTAACTTTACAGGCTAAACTAAAGAGAGTTTATGAACCATGAGTATAGGTGCAGATTTACAACAATTAAGTTCTGGACAATCCCCGTATATCGAACTATTTGAGATACAGGTAAATGATACTGATTACATCTATATTACTAATTATATAGAAGGATTTGGTAGCAGTCCGGAGGCGCAATTTAATACTTTACAGTTTAGGGATTACGATAGTCCTTCTACAGTTAGGGAGTATTTTCCGGTTCCGGCACAATTTGATGGAATAGAACACAAGTCAGAGGGACAATTTCCACAACCTACTTTTACTATAGCTAATGTATTGAGAACCTCTTCAGGAGATGATAGTTTACAGGCTCTTTTAGGGTCTGCATCCTATGAAGATATTTTGGGCGGTAAAGTTATACGACGAAGAACTTTAAAGAAATATTTATTTGGAGAGTCTGGGGACTCCAATCCTCCGATAGAGCTTCCTAGAGATGTGTACTATCTTGATAGGATAGAAAACGAAGACTCTGAATCAGTGACATTTACTACTGTATTACCAATAGATTTCACAGGAGTATTGCTGCCTAGAAGAAATATTATAGGTAATAGGTGCCCTTGGAAATATCAAGCAGCTGGCTCAGATGTAATTATATCCGAAAGGCAGGGAGGGTGTTTGTGGAGACAAGACTCCTCCAGAACCGTAGCTGGATCCACGCTAAATATTTATGTAAATGAAGACGACGAGTACATTATCAGCTCAAGCATTTTAGGATCAGCTGCTAGTTATTCTGGTAGTGCAACACAAGACCAGTTTTATACTACTACTACGTCAGGCCTTACAAAAATAAACTCAGATGGTACTTTAACTGGTGGTCAGTCTCAGTCTAATTATTGGCAGAGTTTAACAGGCACAAACACAACACCCAGTGACTCCGATACTGCTAATTGGAGAAGAGTTAGAAGGTTTGATAATTTTAGTGGAACGGAGACAATGAACGTTTTTACTGATGATAGATATAATAGTTACTATAAGTATGGAGATACTGTGTGGAAAGCAATAAGTAGAAGCCAAACCTCTTCAACTCCCCCAGCTTTAGGAACTTACTGGGATAGAGGAGATAAGTGCGGAAAAAGACTAAATTCTTGTAAAGTTAGGTTTCAAGTAAACCCGGTTGGGACAATAACTGTTAGCAATACTACTAATCTGGCTGGTCAGGATGTCATAACCGGACAAGCCAATGGAGTTACCGCAGTAGTTACAAGAATCTCTGGAAACACGTTATATTTAGCACAAATAACTGGAGACTTTAATAATGGAGAAACTTTACAGAATGACGACGGAGATTTTAGCGCAACAGTAACTTCTTCTGGTATAAATGCATTAGCTTATTCAACCAACTCTCTTCAAGAAAATAATGTTATGCCATTCGGAAGTTTCCCCACAGCTAGAGTATTTCAATGATAGAAGATATTTTAAACCATATAGAATCAGAATACCCGAAAGAAGCCTGCGGACTTATTGTTTCAGATAATGGGCTAGAGAAGTGGATTCCTTGCGAAAATGTAGCAGAGGAGCCCGAAGAGGAGTTTGTTATAAACAGTGAACAATTTGTAAGGGCCCAATTAGATTATAAAATATTAAAAATAGTTCATAGCCATCCTGATGGTAGTGCCGAACCAAGCGATCATGACAAAAAAGCTTCAGACTTTATCAATATACCTTATATGATTATTAGCTGGCCAGGAGGGGAGGTAGTAAATTATGGATAGAAAAGTACATCTTTTAGGGGAACTATCTAAGTTTGGTAGTGTCTGGGAAGTTTCCGCCAGTTCTATAGGAGACGTTGTACAATTAATAGACTGTCAAACACCGGGATTTAGAAAATTTTTAATAGATGCGTTAGATTCTGGTTTAGACCTGGCCATAATAGGAAAAGATTTTAGAGTAGAAGAGCCTGATGAGCTACTTTTCAGAAACTTAGGTCCCGAAGAAGTATATGTTTCACTAGTACCTGCCGGGTCCAAAAAAGGCTGGGGAAAAATACTTTTAGCTGCTGTTTTAATTACTGTCGGAGTTTTTACGGGGGGAGCTACTACCGGATTTTTTGCAACCAAACTTGGGGGGGCGGTTTCCACAGGCCTAGTTTCAGCAGGTATTTCCATAGGTCTTCAAGGAATTACACAGTTACTAGCAAAAACACCTAATGCTGATGACCCTAATGAGAAAGAATCTTTATTTGATGGGCCCATATCTACTTTAAAGCAAGGACAGCCAGTTCCAATACTTTATGGTAAATTGTTAATAGGCGGGGCCCCTATACATGTAAATATATCTGCGGAGGGATATGTAGCTGGTAGTGGATATTCTGGTAGCGCCCCAATCGCACCGGGGACCGGAATTCCAACTACAATTCCGGGAGAATATTCTTTTATTCCCAGAGGAGATTCGTGGTGGACTACGGATTTTTCTAACCCTGATGATCCAGAGAATAATAGGTTTTATGTACAGCCACAGTAACAACGAGGTAAATAATGTCGGACACTAATCAAACACAATCTGCATCTATAATAGATCTTTTATCTGAAGGACCTATTAATGGTATAGTCGGTCGCGAATCGGGAGTATACTTAGGTGGCACTCCTATAGTAGATACAGAGGATGTGGAAGTTTATGGCTCCGTTGTTGGAACTATAGATGGGTCAGGAACTCAAGTAGACTTTAGCCCTAGAAGCGGATTTGATTTAACCGAATTAGAGTTAGGTTTAGGGGACAGGTACCTTTTATCAACAGAAACACAGAGTGCAACAGTAACTATAGGTGACGAGAGAACACGAATATTACAAAACACTATTGGATATACCTGGAGTGCAGATGATATAGGAACACAGGTTAGAATTTCAGGGTCTGGAGAGGATTCTGATGAGGTTTTTACAATCGTAGAAGTCCATAGCAGTACTAAGGCTATAATTAATAGGCCCTCTAACGGACCCTTCAACCAGTCCAGAACAGTTTATATAACAGAGACCCGAAAAATAACATCAGTAGTAGACTCTAATACTTTAAATATAGAGTCAGCCTTCAGTAGTTCGGCTTCAGATTCTTATGGTATAATCATGCCTATAGGGGACTATAGAACTAGGTCGGGAGCAGGACTTCCTGCTAGTAATTTTGAAAATGTTCAAGTTTCTTTCGTTAATGGGCAGATTAATCAACCCTCATTTAGTAAGCAAGTTTTTGGTGCAGGAACTACTTCATTTGCAACCAATTTTAACGAAGAAATAAAACAAACAACAAGAACGGGCGGCACATATGAGGTACAGGGTCAAAATACTATTAATAAGACCGCCACAGGGGATATGGGAATCAGTGTTCCAGAAAATATAGACACAGTTAAAATAGTTCTTCAATTCCCCTCTCTTATAAGTTATAGTAAAGCTGCCGCCGAGTACAACGCCGGAGTTGAATTTCAAATATATTTTCAGTATAAAAGAGGCGCCGTATGGTATAACCATGACGGAAGTCTAGCTACAGCATCTCCTGATCTACATCCCCCTATTTTCGGATTTTCTGACGAAGAAATAGATACAAGAGATCCCGCACCAAACTCTGATGAGTGGGACGGAGGATTAGAAGACAGAATAGTAGGAAGGTATGGTCTAGCTATTGGCGCTCCTGGCCCTACAGGTAGTAATAGAAAATCTGGAATAGTTACCGCAGCATCAAAATCAGAGTTTGTTAAAGAGTTTAGTATAGATGATATAACTAAGTATAAGCCTTTTACAGACTTTAGAATTCGCATAAAAAGAGTTACTAAAGTAAATGTAGCTGCTAGAAATGAGAGCCAAAACCAAAGTCAATCCTATTTACAGGCCATATACTGCTATAGTAATGACATATTAAATTATGCTGGGTCTGCTGTGGTTGCTTTAAATATAGGTTCTACAGAATTTGATTC